CGATTATAAAGGTGCTTTATTTCATAGAGATGCTCTAGGTCTTGCTATCATGCAAGATGTCAAAATTGAAACTCAAAGAGATGCGAGTTTAAGAGCAGATGAGCTTGTAGCAACTGCGGTATATGGAGTTAGTGAATTACACGACACTTATGGTGTTGAATTGTATAACGATTCCTCTATCTTAGACTAATAAATAGTTACTAGAGGCGAGAAATCGCCTCTAGTGCAAAATAAAAAAGGAAAAACATGGTAAAAATAATATCCAATGTTACGTTTGTTAAATTAACAAACGGAAAAAAGACTATTGAAAGAAGTAAACTACAATATGAAGCCAATATAAAACACTTTGCGATGAGGGGTTTTAAATTAGTTTCAGATAAGGTAGAAGAAGTTAAAAGCGATGCTGAAAATATCGTTAAGTTAAAACCAAAAAAAAAAGGAAAAAAGAAATGACAAAATATTGGAAACTAATAAAAGATAATCGCAAGGTTGCGGTTATTCTTGTTATAGCAATTATTGTTATAGTAACTTTAATTAAATAACATGGCTAATCTTACGGGTTCAGATGTTATAGCGGCTTCCGATGTAACTGCTTATCAAACTGATGCATTTGATTTTGGTATTGCTAGTGGAGCAACAGTAGTAACTGATTGGTTAGCCCAAACTACCAATGACATTTTCAGAGATTTAAGAATTAAATGGTGGCCGATTTATAAATCAAATGTCTATACTGACATCACAGTTTTAAATACTGCTGAAATGGTTAATACTAAAGTTGACCTTGACCAATTTGAAAGGGCTGGGGTTTATCTATTTTTATCAAGATTTTTTTTACCAGCTTTAACTAAATTTAGACCAGAAGCAGATAAAGACCGATTTGAAAGAATGATTGAGTTTTATTCTTCAGCTTATCTTAAAGAATTTCAATCAATATTAGACGATGGGGTTAGTTATGATAGCGATGCTGGTGGAACAATCTCTGCTAGTGAAAGAGAACCTTTGCATAGCTATAATCGTTTGACTAGATAATGGCTGTTCAAGTTAAGGTAAAAACGAATCAAAAATTAGTAGCAAAAAATTTCAAAAGACTTGCAAAGAAACTCCCTCGATTTATTGATAAAGGACTCCTACAAGCTGGATTTCATTTATTAGATATTATCAGAACTAAAACTGCCAGTGGACAGGACTTTAGGGGTAGTTCTTTTGCACCTTATTCAGAGGGTTATTTAAAACAGCTACAAAAAGAGGGTAAAAAAACAGTAGTAGATTTATTCTATTCAGGTCGAATGTTAGGTGCTTTAACTCCTAGCGGAAAAACTGTAAGAAAAATAGGCAATAATATTGTTGGTGTTTCTTTCTCTAATTCCCAAATGCAACAAAGGGCATTATTTAATCAAGTGTTAAATGAACCTAAAAGAGAATTTTTTGGCTTTAATTCAACAACAGAAAATATTATAGGTAAAGCATTTAATAGATTTGTAGAAAAACAAATAAGGGCAACAAGAATATGAGTGCAAGAGAAAACATAGCAGATAATATTAAAACAGTTATTGACGCAATCAGCAGTCCTGATGTTAAGCTTTGCACTAGACAGCCTTTTGAACTGGAAGAATTATCACAAACACAATATCCGGCAGTGATTGTTCAAACCTCCGAAGAATTAAGGGAAGATCAAGAATTAGGAAGTGGTGCTAAAACTAGGACAGGCACTATTGATTTTGTGGTATTGGGCTTTGTAAAAGGTTCTAATACCAATATAGATACATTAAGAAATGCTTTAATAACAGCTATTGAAACTGCTTTGGAAACTGATATTACTAGAGATTCTAATGCTATCGACACAGAAGTTGTCCAAGTCGAAACCGATGAGGGTACTTTGTTTCCGGTAGGTGGGATTAGAATGGTTGTAAGATGTATGTATAAATATAGTGCTGGAACTCCATAATGGAAAAAATATTAGATAAGATAATTAAAAAGATCACTCAAATAGAAAAATTGCGTGATAAAGAATCTTTATTTTGCGAAGAGATCAAAGATTTAATAGAAGATATAAGAGAAGAATATTCCGAATCCGAAGATGAAGATTTTGATACTGAAGATTTAGAGGAAGATGAACTTGACGAAGAAGATGAAAAAGAATAAAAGGATTTATGGCTAAAGATATTAAATTATATAAAGATGGGAATGAGGTTATTATTAACGAAACTCAACTTGAAAATTTTTTAGCTTTAGGCTGGAAACAAGAAAAACAAAACAAGCAAACAAGTAAAAAGGATACTAAAACATGGCAACACATCACGGAAAAGAAGGAGTCGTAACTGCTGGTGGAACTGGTGTTGGGGAACTGACAGGGTTCACTTTAGAAACTTCTGCAGATGTTGTAGAAGATACAGCTTTAACAGATGCAACTAAATCATTTGTAGCTGGAAGAACATCATTTTCAGGAACTTTAGAAATGAATTATGATGAAACTGATTCTCCACAACAAACTTTAACAGTAGGAAGTTCAATAGCTTTTGTACTGTTACCAGAGGGTAATACATCAGGAGATGAAGATTTTACAGGAACAGGAATTATAACTGGAATGTCAGTTAATAACTCTATGGATGCAATCATTTCAAGATCAGTTACTTTTCAAGGTACAGGAGCATTAACAAGATCAACTGTATAACTTAATTTATGTCAGTAATTGATAGAGTTAAAACACATTTTGAAACTCTGCAAACAATTACTATTGAAGTGGAAGAATGGAAAGACGAACATGGTAATCCATCTGTCTTTTATTCCGAACCTTTAACTCTTGAAGAAAAAAATAAGATTTTTCAAAAATCCAATAACTTCCAAGACTTAACTGTTTTGGTTGATCTATTAATTATGAAACTTCAAGTTAAGGATGACAAAGGCGAATTAAAAAAAGCTTTTGAACCTGAAGATAAATTCTCTTTAAGAAAAAAAGCAGATTCAAATGTTATTGCAACAATAGCCAATAAAATCCTTGCTGACATTAATTACGAGGTGGCCGAAAAAAAATAGTTAGCGATCCTGAAACAAGGTCGCTTCTTGTTGTAGCTGACCGACTCCACATTACCATCCAACAAGTTTTACAAATGCCAGTCAGCCATTATAATCTTTGGTTAGCTTACTTGAAAAAAGAACAAGATGAGTATAAAAGCCAAGAGAGGATGGCTAAACATAAAAGATAACAAATGGCACAGAAATTAAAAATAGACATAGTAGCAAAAGATAGGTCGAAACAAGCCCTACAAGGTTTGCAAGGTAGCTTGGCAAGAGTAAAAGCTTCTGTTTTTAATTTAAGAAATGCCTTTATCGGTTTAGGTGCTGGTCTTGTTATTAGAGGTATTGTTAAAGCTGGTATTCAAGTTGAAATGCTTGGTGTCCAATTAAAGAGTTTAATGGGAGGTGCTAAAGCTGGAAAAAAAGCACTTAAAGATATTCTTGATTTTGCAAAAACAACTCCCTTTGAACTACAAAATATTCAACAAGGTGTAACTTCATTAGCAACTGTTAGAAAACAAGCCTCTGCCGCTGGGATAGATTTTAAAGAATTAATGACTATCACAGGAAATACCGCAACCTTATTAGGTGGAGATTTTGCTTTAGCGGCTACACAAATCCAAAGGTCATTCGGTTCTAGTGTTGGTGCGGCTGACTTATTTAGAGATCGTGGTGTATCGGCTATGGCTGGATTTACTGCTGGAGTTTCTTATAACACTAAACAATCAATAGAGGGATTAAGTAACGCATTTGGAACTGGAGGAGAATTTGGTTCTTTAATGGGAGATTTAGCTAAAACTCTCTTCGGTACAATTTCAAACTTAAAAGATGCCCTATTTAGATTTCAGGTTTATATATCCCAAGCTTTTTTCGGAGAACTTAAAAAACAATTTGGAGATTTAAAAGTAACTATTGAATCTAACGAAGAAAAAATCAAAAGTTTTGGTATAGCGGTTGGACAAGTTTTTTCTTCTGCAATTAGAAGTGCTTCAGTTGCTATGAAATTCTTTGCTGATAATATTAGAATTATTATTGAATTATTTAGACTATGGTTAGCACTAAAATTAGTTGGATTCTTTTATAATTTAGCAGTAGCAATAGGAGTCGCAAAAGGTGCTATGCTAGGATTTAATGCCGCTGTTAGAAAAAATCTTTTAATCGGTGCGGCAATTATAGTTATATCCAATTTAGATAGGATTATTAACAAGTTAAAAGAAATATTAAAATTAACAGGAGAAGAAGTACCTGAAAAACCTAAAGATGGGGATAAGGAAATAACTATTAAAGCTGGAAAAGCAGAAACAGTTATTGAGGCAATAAGAAGAAATTTAAAAATGGTTAAAGATGATTTTTTTTCCATTAACAAAGATGCTTTAGGAAAAATGCACACTAAATTAACAACTATTGGAGGAACTATTGCCAAAGGATTAAATGAGGGAATTAAAAAATTCTCTGATGGTTTAGCACAATCTATTATACTGGGAAAAAATTTAAGTGAAGTTATGAAACAAATGGTAGATCAAATTTTAATAAAGATTTTATCTTTTACTATTGAATTGGTCATAAGAAAACAAATTGAGTTATTCCTTGAAAAGAAAAAAACAAATGAAATGAAAAACCAACTTAAAATTCAAATGGCTATGATGGCTATGTCAGGTAATCCAATGGCACTTTTGGGATTTGCTGGTTTCCAACATGGTGGAGCAGTATCAAAAGGAAAGCCAGTTCTTGTAGGAGAACGTGGGCCTGAATTATTTGTTCCCAACACCTCTGGTCAAATAACTCAAAATGCAAGAGGAACTGGCGGAGGAACTACTAATGTCAATTTTAGCATAACAACTTTAGATGCAAGTGGATTTTCAGAAATGTTAGTTCAAAACAGAGGCACAATTTCTGCAATTATTAATCAAGCTGTCAATGAGAGAGGAGCAAGTAACATAGTCTAATGAGTGGTGCATTTCCAATATCCAACGCAAAATTTGAAACAATGGGCATTAAGTCCATACAGAATACTATTATCTCAAAATCCGATAGTGGTAAAAGATTAGCAAGACAAGTTGATGGACAACGATGGGGTTTTTCCATTTCCATTATTACATCGACTCGTTCAAATGTTTATGGAGAGTTAATGGCTTTTATGGTTAAGCAAAGATCAGGCAAAGAAACTTTTACGATTATCCCTCCTGAAATTAGTGATGCTAGAGGAAATGAAACAGGAACAATTTTAGTTGATGGAGTTCACGCGGTTGGAGATACCACAATAGATTTAGATGGATTTGATGATGATGGTGCTGGGAGATTTTTAGCGGGGGATTATATTAGATTCAATTCCCATAGTAAAGTCTATATGATTGTTTCTGATGTTACCAGTTCCAGTAGTGCCGCAACGATTACAATCGAACCACCTTTAATAACAGCTTTGGCAAACAATGGTGTGGTTACTTATGATAGTGTTCCTTTTACAGTTTACTTAACTTCCGACATTCAGGAATTTGGATCGTCTGGAACAGATAAAGATGGAAATTTATTATACAAATATGAGCTTGATGTTGAAGAAGCATTATAATGAAATATCTTATCAAGCATTGGTTAAATGTGGATTGTCTTGCGGAGGCAATAGCAGATGAAAGTGAAATTAATGCACACACAAAGGATTTAAAAGAATATCAAACTCCAAATAGTAAATTCAAATTTAAAATGGTAGAAGATAGTGATAAATTATTAAGAACAACATTTGAACAATATGACAAGAAGCCTAACATCACCAGTCAAGACAGAACTAGGAGCAAGTGAAATACGACCAGTTCATCTTATTACTATCAGTTTCGGTACTCCTGTTAATATTACAGATTGTTCATTTGATTTAACTTCTTCAATATCAGGTTCTTCCGTTACCTATTCTGCCTCTAAATTTATAATGGGCATTTCAGATTTTACAGAAGAAACCGATATATCCAAACAATCCTTTGACCTGACTTTATCAGGTGCAGATCAAACTTTTATTTCAGTATGTTTAAATGAAAATATAGTCAATGATGGAGTGGTTGTTTATAGAGGCTTTTTAAATGACAGCAATGCCTTAATTGCCGATCCATTTCTTTTATATAAAGGAACAATAGATACTTTCGGAATTTCAGAATCAGGAACGGGAAGCAGTGTTACATTAAGGATTGTTTCTCATTGGGCGGATTTTGAAAAAATGAATGGAAGAAAAACAAATAACATTTCACAGCAAAGATTTTTCAGCACAGATGTTGGAATGGATTTTAGCAGTGAAACAGTTTTAGATATTAAGTGGGGTAGAGCATAATGAGTTTCAATCCTATCAAGTGGGTTAAAAAAGCTGGTAAAAAAGTTGTCAAAACAACAATTAAAATTGCCAAAACATTTATATCTTGGCTAGTACCCCAACCTGACATACCTGATTTTGGAGATAGTGAATTTGACGATTTTGAAAAAGGTATTCTATTAAATAAACAATCCAACGATGCAAGTATTCCTGTTATTTATGGAACTCGCATGACTGGTGGTGTTAGAGTCTTTTTAGAAAGTTCAGGGGCTGACAACGCAAGTTTATATATGGCACTTGTTTTATGTGAGGGAGAAATAAACGATATTACTTCAATTAAAATAGATGATAAAACGGTTACTTGGTCAGGCGATCTTGCAGATAATTCACAAGTTACAGTTAATACTTCAGATGGAAATTTTTATAAAGATTCAGCAAGTTTAATTACAGTAGAACCTCATTATGGTACGGATGCCCAAAGTGCCTCGAGTCTTTTGTCAACTTTGTCTAGCTGGGGATCGAATCATAAACTTTCAGGTCTTGCGTATCTGGCATTAAAATTTACTTGGAATCAAGATGCCTTTCAAGGTGTTCCAAAAGTTCAAGCTGTTGTTCAAGGAAAAAAAGTAGTTTCTTATGATGTAAGTTCGGTAGCACAAACTGCGGCACATTCAGATAATCCAGCTTGGTGTCTATTAGATTATTTAACCAATGCAAGATATGGAAAAGGACTTGCAATTGGAGATATTAATATTCCAAGTTTTTATACAGCATCAGGAGTTTGCGATACTAATGTTACTCCTTATACTGGTGCAAGTGTGATTGACATCATGGATTGCAATGCAATTCTGGACACCTCTAAAAAGGTTATGGAAAATGTAAGGGAAGTTATAACTGGTTGTAGAGGATATTTAACTTTTACTGGTGGCGAATATAAATTGCTTATTGAAACAACTGGTTCTGCAAATATCACTTTAACCGAAGATGATATTATTGGAGGATATAATTTATCAAGCGAAGATAAAAATTCTAAATACTCAAGGGTTATAATTTCTTTTGTTAATCCTGATCGTAACTGGCAAGTTGACGAGGTTCAATGGCCTGAAGTCGATGACAGTGGTTATGCGGCCGCTGACCAACACGCAACAATGAAAGCCGCTGATGGAGGTTTCTTATTAGAGGGAAGATTTGACATGAAAACTTTGACCTCACCTTATCAGGCTTTAGAAATGGCAGAGGTCATTTGTCGAAGATCAAGAGATGCATTAAAACTGGATATTATTTGTGGTGGCGATGCTTATGATCTTGCTGTTGGAGATATAGTGGCGATAACTCATTCCAGTATTGGATTCTCGTCCAAAGATATGAGAGTGGTTGGATTTACTTTCAACGAGGACTACACCATAGGACTTTCTTTAATTGAACATCAAAATGCTCACTATACTTGGGCAACTAAAACACAAGCGACAACAACACCATCAACAACTTTACCCGATCCTTTTTCTGTTGTTGCTCCAGCTTCAGTTACATTAACTGATGAATTAGTAGAGTATTCAGATGGAGTAGTTTTAACTCGTTTGAATATTGTAGTCGGAGCAAGTACAGATAAATTTGTTCAATACTATCAAGTGGAAGCTAAACAAAGTACAGAATCAGATTATAAAATTGTAGCAAAAGGAACTCAATTATACCATGAAATGTTAAATGTAGTTGATGGAAAGATTTATAATGTAAGGGTTAAAGCAATTAACGCATTGGGAGTTTCCTCAACTTATACTTCTTCAAACCGAACTATTGTTGGTGCTACTGCGACTCCTGAAGATGTATCTACTTTAGCAGTATCAATGGTTGGTTCAAATCAAATGCAGTTGCAATGGACACCAGTTACAGATTTAGATGTTTCATACTACGCAATCAGGTATCAAGATGTAACAAGTGGTGCTGGTTGGAACTCATCAACAAATTTGACACAAGTTGTTAGAAGAAAATCAAATAGTGTTACCCTAAATTCCAAAGAGGGAGCGTATCTTATTAAAGCGGTGGACAAACTCGGTAACGAATCAGATAACGAGGCAATCGTCTACACGAACATTTCAGGACTTGAACATTATACAAATGTAGGAACTTATAATGAAGAAACTGCTTGGAGTGGAACATTTGATGAAGATTGTGTTAAGGGTATGGATTCAAATGATAACAAAATTGCCACATTAGAAACCGTTACTTTATTCGATTCGACCGTGGGAGATTATGATGATGCAGAGGGAGTTTTTGATTTAGGTGGAACGGATGCTACTTCCAATCCAACTTATTATGACTCAAATATTGAATCTTCAGGAAGCTATATAGGAGCAAATACCATTTCATTAGATGCTGTTTATGATGCAACTTTTCAAACAACAATAGATATGGTTACAAACGATTTGTATGATTTGGTAGATTCTGGTCGTGGAGCTTCACTCTGGGATAACGCAACTGGCCCCATAGATGGAACAGCTCCCTCAAAATGTGATGCTTTTCTTCAAGCTGGTTCAAGTGAAAGTTCTTTAGGTGCGATTACAAGTTATGCAGATGTTTCACAACAAGCGACTTTAAAAGGAAGATATTTTAAATTTAGATTAAAATTGACGAGTGATGACAACAATGCTAGACCTGAAGTTTCCAGTATGCAAATTGTATTAGCTTTAGAAAAAAGACTGGAAAGTGGAGAAGATGTGGTTAGTGGTGCTGGAGCAAAGGCGATTACTTATACTAACGCATTTTACGCAAGTCCAGCAGTTGGGATAGCCGCACAAAATATGGCAACAGGAGATTATTATACAATAACCAGTAAAACAAAAACAGGATTTACTATAACCTTTTATAACAATTCTGCGGTAGCACAAGACAGAACCTTTGACTATGTTTCAAAAGGATATGGTTTGAAATCTTAAAACTAATGGTATAAAAGAATAAAAAGGAATTAAAAAATTATGAGTACAGTTTCAGATTATAGTTTGGCGAATCAAGGTTTCTCGGCTTTTCGTTCAGAACTGAACGATATTCTTGGAGCAATCAACACACTTAACGCAACCACTTCCGCACCAGCTTCAAAAGCGGCTGGTAGTTTATGGTTGGACACGACTTCGGCAACAACACCAACTTTAAAATTTTACGATGGATCAGATTGGATTTCACTTTGCACCTTTAACTATTCGGGGAACACTGTAAATTGGTTGGACAATACTGTCACTGCTGATTTAAGTGGGGATTCAAGTCCGCAATTAGGTGGAGATTTAGATGTCAATGGACAAGATATAGTTTCAACTTCCAATGCCGATATAGACATTATTCCAAATGGAACAGGCGATGTTAATTTAGGAGCAGATACAGTTCAAGTTGGCGATAACAATGCCGATGCAACAATCACCACGCAAGGCACAGGAGATTTAACTTTAAATACAAATAATGGTTCAAGTTCTGGAAATATAACTTTAGCTGATGGAGCCGATGGAAATATAGATTTAACAACAAATGGAACAGGAGTAATTAATTTTAATGATCTACCTTTAATTCCACAACAAGCATTAACTTCAACTTCAAATGCTGTAGCTTGGGATATTCAAGCCAAACCAAACGCATATCATTTAACAACAGAAAATACGACTTTCTCTGCACCGACTAATGCAGTTGAAGGAGCATTTATTTGTGTAGAGATTAATTATAATGGATCACACACAATTTCGTGGGATGCAATTTTTAATTTTGCCGCTGATACCGCTCCGACTACAACAGATACAGATGGTAAAACGGACATTCTTTCATTCAGATACAATGGAGCAATTTGGCAAGAGATTGGTAGAACTTTAGATATACCTGAGAGTTAGGAGATAATATGTGGGCAATAGTAAAAGATAACGAAATAACAGAAACATTTAGCAATCTAAAAGGATTGGTTATTGATAATATTCAATATTCAAGAAATATATTTTCTTTTAGATGGAGTGAAGCTGAAAGAAATGCGATTGGTGTTTATACAATAGTACGTGATAATTCAAACAAGAAAGATGATTCACTTTATACCAATACCGATGTTTCCTATGCCTTTGCAGATGGAAAAGTTACAGCAAGTTATGGAACTGCAAATCCAAAAGAACTAGAGGATGTAAAATCTTTAAAGAAAGCAATCATCCGACAACAGGCAAGTGAAATATTAACAGCTACCGACTGGTATGTTGTTAAGGCAACTGAAGTGGAAAGCTATTCCGTTCCAGAAGCGGTAACAACCTATCGAGCAGATGCAAGAACAGCATCAAACG